GACTGCGAAGGCATTTAAGCAATCTGCCAAGACGGCAAAAGGCAAAAAGGCGAAATTTGAATAATGGCTACAGTAGCGCAAGTCGCAAAGGCGGCATTACAACGGATATTGGTTCAGGCATCCGAATCATCTTTAGAGCCTGACGAATATCAGGATTTCATATTCGCCATGAACAATTACATGGGCGAACTTGACGCGCAGGGTATTACGCTTGGATACACCACTGTCAGCGACTTGGGCGATGAAGTAACTATCCCGACAGGTGCATTGCGTGGCCTGATAGCGAATATGGCCATTGAGGTCAGCCCGGACTACGGCGGCGTTGTTAGTGATGGATTACGCAAAGCGGCCCGTGAAGGCTTGCAGACAATGCGCCTGCTTGGCCAGCATATTTCAGAAACTAAACTGCCCTGTACTCTCCCGATTGGGTCTGGCAATGATGATCAAAGCTGGGGATTCGGCGGTCACTTTTATCCAGAAAGCGAAGCAAGCATTCTGGCAGAATCTACAGGTGCTATAGGCTTGGAGACAAATACCAATGGTTGATAGAACACAAGGCCGCAAGAAAAGCGATTTCGTTGCCAAGTCAACAGTTGATGCTGGTAGCTATCTTGACTACTTTGTAAACGGCACAAACTATAAGATTTCGTATGACAACTTTGTTAATACGCTGGGGGTAACTGGTTCAATAACCACCAAGGGGCCGGGTACTGCTGCGCCTGTTTTGACCAAGTCTGGAACGGTTAATTATATCCGTGGGCTAGAAGATGGCCCCGGCGTGGTTGCCAACGTATCCGCAAATGACGGGATTAAGATCGAGCATAGTTTCACTGCCGACACTACAGGCACACCGCTGTTTCTCAGCACCACATCGCAGAATCCTGTGATTGCTAGTCTGGTTGCCGGTGCGGGCATATCTCTCACAGCCACGTCAAATTATGTCACCGTGACAGCCGCCGCCCAGCAGACATATGGGCTGGTGACCATGCACGGCAACACAACCAACACTGTGATTGCGGCAACCAACACGCCGGTACTAGTTGCTGGGACTTTTGTTGCTGGAACAACATCGTCCAACTTCACATCAACAACCGGCGGGCGACTGACTTACACCGGCGCCTCTAATTATACCGTTGGGGTAAACGTATCAATCACCCTGCGCCCTGATTCTGGAAGCAACCAAACTCTAACAGTGCATTTGGCTAAGAATGGCACTGTTTTAACTAATGCCAAAATTAGCCGTGTGATTAGTTTTGGCCAAACAGGTAATGTGTCGCTCAACTTTACAATATCGTTAGCAACCAACGACTATCTTGAACTGTTTGTATCTAACGGTACAAGCACCGATGATATTTTGGTTACTGATGTATTATTCGGAGCGCATTGATGCCCGTAACCCAGCTTCCCATAGCTAACGGATTTTATATTAGCGATTCCCTGCCCATATCGGCGCAGGAATGCACTAACTGGTATCCGAATATTGCACAGGGTCAGGCGTTGTCTCAGGAAACCTTATTCGGCACTGACGGCGCTGAACAGGTAGCCACATCCGGGGATGTTGAAGAACAGAACCGTGGTGCGCACGAGATGGCTGGGAAGCCATACTTTGTCAATGGCGACAGCCTTCACCGTTTGGATGAGACGATAGTCGGAACAACGGCAACGTACAGCCTGACTAGAATTGGCGAAGTGTCTGGCACTTCAAGAGTGTCAATGGCCGACAATGGTACGCAGTTGATGGTTCTTGTGCCGGGTGGTGACGGATATATCTATAACCACGTTACCGACACTTATTCACAGATTACCGACAGTGATTTCACAGCCAATGGCAACCCGCAGTATGTTGCGTTTGTTGATGGCTATTTCGTGGTCACAACTGACAGTAAGAAGTTTATTGTAAGCGCCCTGAATGATGGCCTGAACTACAGTGCGCTGGACTTTGGTACAGCCGAATCTGACCCGGACGATATTGTTGCCCCGGTTGTATTCAAGAACCAGTTGTTCATCTCTGGCGGCCAGACGTTTGAGGCGTTTCAGAATATTGGCGGTGCAGACTTCCCCTTCCAGCGAACTGGTCTATTCTTGCAGAAGGGCTGTTATGCGCCGAACTCGATAGTCAACTCGCAAGATACGTTTATGTGGGTAGGCGGTGGCGAAAACGAACTTGCGGCCATTTGGGCGCTGAACGGCAACAGCACGGTCAAAGTATCCACAACTGCTATTGACTCCATTCTGGCTGGCCTGACCGAGACTCAGGTATCCAATATCTACGCTTGGGCATACGCCCGGAAAGGCGCGTATTTCATCGGGTTCGCGTTACCAAACACCACACTGGTCTACGATATAACCACCCAGCGCTGGCATGAGAGAAAGTCTTACATTGATGGATCACTTGGTGCGTACCGTGTAGCGTCCATAGCGAAGGCATACGGCAAGATATTCTGTGGGGATACCGTGGACGGCAGGATCGGAGAATTGACCGCAGACGTTTATACAGAGTACGGAAACACCATTATCAGGCGTGTTGCCACCCAGCCGTTTCAGAACAATATGCAGTCTGTATTCTTCCCCAGCTTGGAACTTACCGTTGAATCTGGTGTCGGTAACGGCGCGGTAAACGATCCGCAGATCGTGCTGGAGCGCAGCAAGGACGGCAAGACTTGGAGCGATCCTATCCCCAGAAGTATAGGCAAGATAGGCGAGTACCAGCGCCGGGCTATTTGGCGGCGTAATGGCCGTGCTGGCCGTTTTGAGGTGTTCAGGTTTACTTTGACTGATGCCGTGAAACCAGTGATTATACAGCTTACAGCGAATATAATGGGCGGGGATAAGTGAGCAATCCCATACTCAATGTCGCCCAGCCTATCACCCGCAATGATGGTACAATGGAGCAGGCATTTCGCCAGTGGACGCAAGACGCATCGTTGAGCATCCCGATAGTCGGCTCTGGCAGCCCGGAGGGTGTTGTTGAGGCCAGACAGTACAGCCTGTATCTGGACAGCGCCGGGGGCGCAGGCTCAATTCAGTATCGGAAGATGCAGCCCGATATTGGTGGCGACAGGACTAGAGGATGGATAGCGGTATAGATTACGGCATGGAAAAATGCGATACAGAAACGGCATTATCCATACTTCAGCATCCAACCGTGGTTAGACCTTTAGGGATATATGCGACAGAAGTACATAACAACCTTGAATACTGGTTGTTGGACAAAAAGGTTTTAGTTGTATCTATACCAGATGGGAATGATGTAGAGGTACATATAGCCTGCAAACGAAAAGATAGAGCAGGCGCAAGAAAGTCTTTACACAAAGGGTTGAGATTTTTCAAAGATCGCGGATTTAAGAAAATATGGACAACAGCCCCGGCAGAAAGAGTGGCTCTAGTAAATATGATTAAATCTTTAGGTTTTGTGAATAAGAAAGATAAATGGGTGTATGAATAATGGGCATAGCTACAGCAATTAAAACAGCGGTTTCAGCTAATCCTCTTGGAGCAATTCTTGGTGGCGCATCTGTAGCCACTGATTTACTTGGTCAAAGAAACGCTAGTAAACAAGCTGAAAAAGCTAACGAACTTTCTGCGCAGCAGTATCAGCAACGCAGGAGTGATATAAGCAGCGCATACAGCCAAGCCATGCCGCTGATACCAAAAGCATATCAAGCACAGCGTAATGTTTTGTCTCAGATGCAAACTACCATCCCCGGTTATTTGCAGCAATCTGCATTGCCACAGTTTGACTTGGTTCAAAAAGGGGCTGAGTTGGGTCAGGGTACTCTCCGTGGCGGTATGATGGCGCAGATCGCGGCGTTGACCGGCGCACCTATTGATTACTCATTCGCTCAAACAAGGACGCCAAAGTTTGACTACAGGGCAGCCGTTGCGCAATCTGCTTTCCCGGAGATAGACTTGAGCGCTATTGACAACGCAATGGCTTTACAGGGTCAATCAATTCCGACAAATCAGCTTCCAACAAATCAAAACTGGTCAAGAAATCTTACGCCAGATCAGTTGGCTGGATTAACTCCTGAACAGGTTCAAATGATACAGCAGTTCAATATGGTAGGTGATGTGATGTCACGTTCTGCTTCAGGATCGTATATATAAGGTAATGTGAGATGGCTGTTACAGACGCACAGATCAGGGCGGTATTAGCCGCAAACCCAAACGCTTCAGACGAAAGAATCCTGAAAGCGCTGGCAAACTATGGCGTTTCGCCAGAACGCTTCACGGCTGTTACTGGTAGAACTTTGGGTTCTACACCTACTCCAGCACCTACGCCTACTCCCGCGCCTGTCGTTCCGTCATATCAAGCGCCGTCATATACAAATATGGCAGATGCAGAAATGTATGCCGCTATGGCTGGGCAACAATACCAAGCCCCAGCGCCGGCCCCAGCACCGGCCCCAGCACCGGCACTGGCGCCCGTCTATCAGCCACCAGCGCCAACGCCTGTTTATCAGCCGCCAACACCAATGCCTGCGCCCGCTCCTGCGCCTGCGCCGGCCCCAAAACCGGCCCCAGCGCCCGTCTATCAGCCGCCAGCACCGGCCCCAAAACCGGCACCGGCGCCGGTGACTGCGGTTACCCCTGTATCAAGACCTGTGACTCCAGCACCGGCCGTGACACCAGTTCCAGTTCAGGCAACTGCTACACCTTCAACGGCATTAAGCGGCGGTATATCAAGTTTACCAGTAGCACCTACAACACCTACGGTTGTTGCTGCACCAAAATCTGCGCCAATAATCACAACCCAGACAACTACGCCGCAGATAAGTATTGCGCCTGCAAGCACGGCCAAGACAAGCGTGGTCACGGGGCCAACGGACGCGGAGGTTCGTAATCTAGTGCAGATGTCAAAAAGTCGTGCTGGTGGCGATATGAATGCGGCTATTGGGCTTCTGATTGAAGCTATGGGTAATGTTGGTATAACACCAGAACGCTTGTCTCAGGTGATAAACGTCCCGGTTTCTACAATCAACCAGTACATATCTGATTATCAAAATACAAATGCAACGCCTGTTGTGACTCAGCAAACCGTAACACCAACAACAGTAACAAGTGCGGTAGCGGGGCCAACAGATGCCGAAATCCGCAATCTAGTGCAGACGGCAAAGAGCAACGCTGGCGGTGACACTAATGCCGCTATCGGAATGTTAATAGACTCGATGGGAGGTGCCGGGGTAACACCAGAGCGCCTTTCTCAGGTGATAGGTGTTCCGGTTGGCACTGTCAATCAGTATATATCCGATTATCAAAATAAAACTGGATCATTTGCTCCCGCTAGTCAGGCTCTAGCTGGCACACAGTCTCCTGTAACCCAGCAAACGCCTACAACTGCAACCACTCCGCTAACAGGCCAAAGCCAGACCGGCTATACTGATGAGCAGATACGCAATGCTGTACTAAATAGAGCAGCACAGCAGGGGATTGTAACTCAGCAAGAACTATTAAGAGCCGCTCAAAATTATGGTGTTACTGACGAACAGCTTGCTAGAGTCTTCCCGCAGATGCAGTCGGTAGTATCTCCAACGACACAAGAGGCCGGTTTAACGCCAGCTATAGCAGCGCTTGGTAGGGCGGCAGGCACAGTAGAAGATGTAAGTCGTCAAGGCCAGCGGGAATTGATTGACAGGTTATCTGCTGTTGAGGGCCGAGTTGGCGATATTTTTAACACCGCACAGGGCTACCAGCAAACATACCGTGATCTTGGCCAAGAGGCTGCTCAGAGGCAGGCCGCTTTAACTGGCGCTCTGGGGCCAGAAGCGCAGGCACGGGCGTTTGCAGAGTATCAGGCATCCCCTGCGCTAGATTACTTACAGCGGCAGTCAGAACGCGCCCTAACCCGTCAGGCTGCGGCTCTTGGTGGCCTTGGTGGCGGTAACGTGCGTCAAGACTTGGTCAAGCTGACGGCAGACTTATATGGTCAGGACTATGCAAATCAATTTGCCCGTCTTGGTGAGATAGCACAAAGAGGCTATGGAGCCGCAGGAACATCAGCGCAACTTGGTAGCGCACAAGCTGGTACAATAGCTGGTCTTGGTCAGGCAGGGGCAACCACGGCAGCCCAGATGCAAGATGCTCTGTCTGGTAGGCTTGGAAACATTCTTGGCTCTGAAGCGCAGTACAGATTAAACACTGGCCAAAATATCTCAAATGTTATCGGCGGTGCTGCTTCCGGGATTAGTGGCTTGCAAGTTGGCGTTAGTGATGCCTACCGCAACATCTATGGTAATCTGACAGACGCACAGCTACAGACGGCAACAAATCTCGCGGCTCAATACGGTGATGCTATTGCTAACCAGTATCTTGCACAAGCTACTGCTTATCAGAACCAAGGCTCTGCATTAGGTGGCGTTTCAGGGCAGGCATACACGCCGGTTCCGGGGTGGGATGTCGGTGGTGCTATAACTGCTGGCGGTCAGGCATATGATTTAGCCAGCACCATGTTTGGCGGTCA